ATTAATTTCTGATGGTTCGAGTGAAACTCGTGCATAATCTTCAACCAATATCATAGTTGGAGTACCTAATTCTGTGGTTCTTATTTCAACATGTAATTTTTCATTTTCATCTTTCTGTGCCATAAAGATGTCAACAGATGATAAGAAACATCCTGTTTCGTCTGTTGTAAATGTTTGTGCTAGAGGATCTCTTCTTCTTGCCCTTTGTGCTCTGGCTCTTCTGGCTCTTCTTCCTCTATCGCTTCCTCTTCTACGACCAGGTGCATTGGTTACATTTGTAATATTTGTTATATTTTGAGTTATGTCAATGTTTGTAATATTTGTAATATTAATGACTGGTGGTGGTGGAACTCTTATTGTAACTGTAGAGGATGTGAATTCATCAACTACTCCACTTGTTCTATATACTGTTTCTGCACTACTTACTGATGGATCTCCAGGTAATCCCTCACTATTAGTTGGACTTGATGTTAGTTTAAATGAACTAGATCCATTTTGGAATCTTAATACTGGAGCAGGAATTGATAAAGGATCTCTAAAGAAGAATGATCCAAATATATCACCAAACTTGTCTGTAATTATTCTAATATCTGACACAGTTGCAACAGCACCACTACGTTGACCAAGTAAAGTCATTCCTTTTGAAATTCTTCCAGAAAATCTACCTTGTGCTTCCTCTGCTAATGCTGCTATATCAACGTTTAATACTGTTGTTGATGCTGAATATCCAGTTGGTAAAGTTATTGATGTATTGTAAGGATTATTAGAGAAAGTACTTGCTGGATTATTAATATCACCAGTTTTATGATTTGGTTGACAAATTCTTAAAGTAACTTCATCTCCACCCGATATTACTGTCTCTCCAGATTGGAAAGACCCAGAAACCATAGTAATTTCAATTAATTTTGGAATCACATCAATTCCACTTGTACCATCAAAGAATGGATAATATCTTGTAAATGGTTGCAATCCGTTTGCAGTAAATGCTACGTTTCTTGATCTGATATGAGTATCGGGTCTACTACCACTTTTTACTTGATTAACAAAAGTTCCTGCACTATCACCAGTAATAGTTCTATCCCCACCAGGAATAGTTACATTACGAGTCCAGTTATCAGATGCTGGATTTAGAGTTATAAACCCTTCAAACTTAACCATGTTAAATGGGTTAACATTTTCTGTTCTAGATGCTAATGGTTGATCTAAAAGTGTCACTTCATCATAATTGAGAGTGATCATGTCACCAGTTTTTCTGACATTAGTGTCAAGTAATTCCAAATCAGACGATAAATCAACTTCATCAATATTCAAAGTTGTTGATACTGCAATTTCAGGTTTAATTGAATAAAAATCTAGAGGAGATACTAACTCTTTTGTTCCTGTGTCAACATCACACTTACAATCGGGATTCTTTATGTCAAGAAGATTATTATTTTTAAAATCATCAACAAAAAATCCTGTTTTAAATCTTGATAAACCATCAGCATCTTGAATCTGAAGTGTTTTTGTATCAAGTTCAAGTAAACTTAATGATGTTATTGTTTCTAAATTTTCTATTCTATCTTCTAGTTTACCAATATCTCTCATGGTAAATCTTTTATTATCCACCATTATGACCTTTGCATCATCAGGATCATAAAGATATGGAGGTAATTCAATGGTTGCTAATGCCATTGCGGATTCAACATTTAAAGGTTCTTTTGGATCAACCGATGAAACACCTTGAACAACAGATAAATTTCCTAAAGAATCTAATACAACTTTATCAATTCTTGGTAGGTAGAAACTGTAACCTAATATTGAACTCTCTTCAGGTGCAATCACAAGTGATGGATTAGTTCCTGTCACACCAAAGTTTCTCATACTAAAAGCAAATGGTGACGCAGTTGTTATACCAGAAACTGATGAAACTCTCGGTCTAAAATCAAGAGTATCTGATGATCTAACACCATTATTCAATATTGGTATGTCTTTTAAAAATCTACGATCATCATATGATGCAACTGTAAATATATCTCCATTATCACTATCTGGAACATTATATCGATTATATACTACCGTTACCTTACGAGTTGGTTTAGGTAAACCAGAGATACGAACAATTTTAGAATAATCTAGATATTGCTCTTTGTGACCTTTATCTAAAGTATAACGATCAGATATATCTAAATGTACACCTAAAGTAATAGTTTGCAGATTTGTGGTTATATTTGATTCTTCAAATGTAACTGATTCGCCAGGTATAAATTTTGTTTGAGTTAAATAAACAATCTCAACTTCCGTTGCAGATGATCTTTCTGTTAATTGTGCTATTGCACCACTCTCGGCACCTATAATTTTTTCACCTAAAATTGACGCTGTATCAAGATTAAGACCTGCAATAAAGGTTAATTTATCAAAAGAAGGTAAATTAGTATCTAAAGATTCAAATACTCCCACAATATTAATTACATCAGGAACGTTTAATGATATTTCCTTATCTTCAATTCTCAACCCATAAAAATTGTTTTGTGTTAATGCACCTGGTGCTGTGGATGCAACAGAAACTGTTTTATCAATTGTAATTTTTTCACTTCTTACTAAATCTTTTTGTTTACTTACAATGTCTTTCTTCCTTACAGTTGAATTTACAACAACATTATTCTGACCAGACCTTAAACCCTTAAAATCTACTTTTGTTCCATTTGTAGAAAGAGTAAATTGATCTGAAGTTAAATCTTCAATCTGACCATCAGAATAATGAATTGAATATCTATCCTCATCAAAATTTTCAAAGAAAGAACTAGAAATACCAGTATCGCTAACATTTAAAGAAAATGTTCCTGCTGCACCAGTTGATTTGCCTGTGAGTTGTTTTGATACAACAAGTGTTGATTCTGACAAGTTAATATCAGAAACATTTTCTGCAGGGAGTGGGGCAAATAATCCAGAATCCTCATTATTTGTGATTGATGGTCTTCCAATTGAAAAAGTAACTGTTTCTTGTCCAGTGGCAGGTATTGCTCCATTACAAACTCCAGATACAGTCTCAACCGCATCAAGATCCATTGTTAAACCATCTGCTGGTATATGTCTAACTTTATTAAATACTTCATCAGAATTAGATCTTTGATAACGAATAATAGTATCACTCTTAATACCCAAAAAATTACGACCAGCACAACTTGCAATACCAGATGCATTAATTACTAATTGATCTGCAACAGTAAAACCTTTAGGTATAACTCTACTTAATACAGTATCAGCAGCAAAGTCTACTGTAGTTGTTGCCAATATACCACCTGATCCACCAGTATTTTGATAAACTGATTTAATATCTTGAGTTCCAAATACTTTTACTTCTTTAATTGATCTTGGAATTTCTATAGTTCCGTTTATCCTTAATGCCTCACCTTTCATGAAAGTTCCAGAAGTTTGAACCAACATGTGTGTTGCACTATCACCACCAGCACTTACAGCGTAACCAAAAGCACCGCTGCTAATACCTTCAACATAAGAAGTTGCAGGTAGTTCTGCATCAGATAGCACTAAATTAGTTGTTATTTGTGTATAAGTCTGAACATCAAACAGATACAAGTCCCATGTTGATGCATCGTTTTTATACGCTGCATCACTTAAACTAAATGAATATACTCTTGCCTCTCCAATTACAGTGCCTGGAGCACTAGTAATTGTTCCAGAACCTAATCTTGAATTTGATAGTTGAATTGTATGATTATTATTAATACCTATGAATGGAGTTCCCTGTGTATTATTAACTTTGATTTTATTTCCTAATGCTAATGGAATTAAAGATGATTCTACTTTCTCTTTATCTCTTGGTTTTCCTACATCAAGTATAGTTGTTACTCCTTTATCAATATCATACCCTCTTACATATGCCTTTCCTGATGACACTTTAACTGCCATTATATCATCTGTTGGAGTATTACCTTGATCAGTTGTCTGACTTGAAGTAAATACACCCTCATTTGATATACCATCATTTAATGAGTTTGCAACTTGTACCTTAAATCCTTCTACAGAATAGTTTCCTGACTCTTCAAATGTTCTTTTTGCAAAGTAATCACGAATTAAGTTATATTGTGGTTTATTATTTAAAACCTTAATCTCACCTTCATCTAATCTTAAAAGTTCTACAAAAGTTTTATCACTAGTATCTGATATAGATTTTTTAACAAGAACAAGTCCTATCTTTAATCTATCAGAACCTGGTGCAGCAAAGTTTGTGAATCCTCTTGCATTATCATATAAAGAATCATCATCTTTTGCACTAACTAATTCTTCCTGAATACTTAAACCAACACGATATGATGGAGTATTTGTATATGGATCAAGGACAATTTTATCTGCAGCAACATCAACAAAAGTTCCTCTTATAAAATAAACTCCATCAGAAATTGCAGCAGCAGAACCCACTGCACTTGCACCTTCTGATATTAATGTTAAAACACTATCACCTTCATTAAAAACTGTATTACCATATGAAAATACACTATCAGTAAGAAGTGCCTCTCCATCAATTAGACCAGATCCATCATTATTCTCTCCCGAAGATACATATTTGACAAATAATGTAGTATCATCTATTTCTGTAGAATCTGATGGCTGCAAATACTTATCTACAACAATTTTTACACCAGAATTTTGTCCTGTTAATCTTAATCCAACTAATTGATCAATGTATAATGATACTGGAATTCCTAAATGCTCTGAATTTAATTTAATTGAATAATATTCATCATCAAATGTAATACCACCAGGTATTACCATAGATCCCTCTTTAAACATGTGAGATCCAAAAGATTCAACCTGATTTTGTAAAATTGATTGAAGAGATGTTAATTCTCTTGCCTGTACTGGAAATCCTGGTTTGAATAAGACTTTATAAAAATTATCATTCTTATCAAAGTCATCGAAATATGGACTTATATTTAAATTAGTTTTCTGTGGCATTTTTTAAAATTCCAATATAACTTTGATGTCTTCCTTCTGCCTTGCGTTTCGGGAAATTAAGGGTCTATTATCAATGTAGATTATATCACCTGTTCCTTTATTTATCTCTGGAATAGAGAGACCTGAAGTGAATTCAGTATCAAGACTGATTACTTTTGATCCTGTAGGATTTACCTTACTATCAGTGAACGTAGTATCAACAGTTCCAGTAAAACCTTGTAAGGTTGTAACAGGATTAGCTGATGATTCAAATGCTTCTATTTTTGAACTTGTAGAAACACCAACAAAGTCAGTTTGATCATCTGTATCACCATTGAAAAACAGTGATCTGTCTTGGAAATATTTTAAAACTTTTGTTTCAGCATCATAAGATGCAACATATCCTTTAGCAGTATTAGGATTAGTACCAGTTCTTGTTTGTCTTATAATATTACCAGCGGTTGGTAAAGTTCCAGATACACTACTAAACTTTATTCCAGATAAAGATGAAAATTTAGCCTCTGTGAACACTGTTGTGGATGATCCTGCTTGATTTGGATTTTTGATAATACCAATCTGTGCAAATTTAGTATCAATTGGAAAATCTTTAGTCGAATCGTCAAATCTAGCATATACTAGAACCTTATCTGCACCTAATTCTTTATACAAATCATATCCATGTCCATTAGATGGGGGGATAATTGGTATTAGTTTTGCAGCAGTTGTGCTAGATACTCCAGAATTTATTGGTGTTAGATTAACCATTCCATAAGAATAACCTTGACCACCAGCAGAAACAGTTGCACTAGTAATTTTTCCTAGATTATTTGTATCAATAACAACCTTTCCACCAGTACCGTCACCTAAAATATCAACTTCTAAACCAGTAATATTAGCTGAATAACCTAAACCTTGTTTTTCAATGTAAACTTTTTTAATTTGATTATTATTTACAAGAGAGTTTCCATTATCTCTGACTGCAGTTATTTGAGCATCTGTAGATGTTGACCAATTATTAGGCACTGCAATATAATCAGTTGAATCAAATTTAATTATATCATTAGGTGCCACAGAAAATAGATATTTCCATATATAACCATCTCCACTTTCACCTGCTTTACTTGGTTCTACATCAGTAAATAATGGTTCATCTTTTGATGCGTTTCCATTTGTGTTGATTCCTGATGATCCATTATCGATACAAATATAGACATTAAAGTCTTTATTCATCACAAAATAATTTGTATCATATAATCTTGATTCACCAGTTAATGGTGATTTTGAATTTATTGAATAGTCGTGACGATACATTTCATATGTCGTACCTGATACCCAAGTTGTTTTCTTAACAAGTCTCCTTACATTAGCATCACTTATTCTTCTTCCAAATAACATTGTATCTGAAATATGATTAGTATTATTGATACTATCTACTGGTGGTATTACATTAGAATTATAGTTTGCGACATCTGTTCCAGTTCTTCCAAAACCAATGGTTGATGGAGCAGGATTTGGTAAACTCGCAAAGACATAGTAAGAGTTTGAGGAGTTCTCAACAGACTCCACAAAGTTACTTGCGTTTAATATTCTAAATTGATCTGTTACAATTGCAGCCATTATGATCAGCTTTTTTCTATATTTATACTACCCAAGATCCGCTTTTAACGCACCGCTATCATTGAATCCATAATTGCGTCTTTGGATGGTTGGGAATGTGGATATTCCAGACTCTGTTGCTAGTCCAACAGTAAGTCCAGTTACACCTATTGATATAGGTGTTGATGATCTAGTCACGGTAGATAATTTACCCCATGAGAATTTACCCATTTCAACTGAACCAAGAGATGAAATACCACTTACACTCGATCCAGCATTTGAATGAATGTTTGTAATTATTTCAGCGTTAGTTCCTGATGAGGTTATAGATTGTATATGGTATATATTATCGAAGAAGGAAATTCCTATTCCAACAACATTACCATCAATACCACTAGTGGTAAGTGATGTTACACCTGCACCGATTGTAGTATCATAGATATATATCGGATCACCAGCAGAAAGACTTCCCCAGTTAGATGCAGGTTTATTCAAGAAGAACTTCAATCCTAGTGTTGATACTCCTACAGTAGTTGTAGTAATACCAGTTACAAT